CACACTTGACACAGTATTTGACACTAATACGGGTACGGGTTTGTTTCTTGGAGCTTTAAGTATTGCAATTCAATCAGACGGGAAAATACTTTTAGGAGGTGATTTTACAACATTCAACGGAACAGTCGTAAACAGAATTGCTCGTCTAAACTCAGACGGCACACTTGACACAGCATTTGACACCAATACAGGTGCGGGTGCAAGCGGTTTTATAAGTAAAATTGCAATCCAGTCCGATGGAAAAATTGTTTTGGTCGGGGAGTTTATACTTTTTAATGGAGCAACCGCAAGGCGTGTAGTTCGTCTAAATTCAGACGGAACAATTGACACAGCATTTTCAACTAATATAAATAATGGCGCCATCAGTACTGTGTACTCTGTAGCAATTCAGTCCGATGGAAAAATTGTAGTATCTGGTCAATTTACAACATTTAACGGAACAACCGTAGGCAATATTGCTCGCCTAAACTCAGACGGAACTCTTGATACAGTATTTGACGACAATACAGGTAATGGCTTTGAAAATCCTGCGACATCTTTAGCACTTCAGTCTGACGGAAAAATAGTAGTAGGAGGTAGTTTTTTTAATTTCAACACTATAAACGGAGTAAACAGAATTGCTCGCCTAAATTCAAACGGAACAATTGACACTTCATTTTCTATGGTTAAAGGTTTAGTTACCGTCGCTCAAAACCCTTCAGTAGGTGTTGTTGCAGTTCAGCCCGATGGAAAAATTTTAATAGGTAGTTTTTTTATATCCCTAGGCGGAGTAGCTATAAACAGAATTGCTCGCCTAAACTCAGACGGCACACTTGACACAGCATTCACCGCTAATACAGGTACGGCTGCAAACTCTACAGTTAGCGCTATAGCAATCCAGTCAGACGGAAAAATTGTTATAGGAGGTAATTTTTCAACCTTTAACGTAACAACAGTAAATCGTATAGCCCGCTTAAATTCAGATGGCACGCTTGATACAGCATTCACCGCCAACACCGGAGCGGGTACTACTTCTTCACCGAGCGCTATAGCAATCCAATCCGATGGAAAAATTTTAATAGGTGGTGGATTTACAACATTCAACGTAACAACAGTAAATCGTATAGCCCGCTTAAATTCAGATGGCACGCTTGATACAGCATTTGACACCAACACAGGTACGGGCGCAAATAACAATGTCGTTTCAGCTATAGCAATACAGTCTGATGGAAAGATTGTATTAGGCGGTACATTTACAACATTCAACGGAGTAACTGTAAACCGTATAGTTCGTCTTAATTCAGATGGCACACCTGACACATCATTCACCACCAATACAGGTACAGGTGCAGATAATAATGCTGTTTTAACTATAGCAATACAGTCTGATGGAAAGATTGTATTAGGCGGTACATTTACAACATTCAACGGAGTAACTGTAAACCGTATAGTTCGTCTTAATTCAGATGGCACACTTGACACAGCATTTGACACCAATACAGGTGCGGGTGCAAGTGGTGCAGTCAACGCTGTAGCAATTCAATCCGATGGAAAAATTGTATTAGGTGGTGCATTTATAACCTTTAATAACACAATTAGAACTGGTATTGCTAGAATCGGCGGGGATTTAGCATTTTAAACATATATAACTGACAGGTTTTTAAGATAAAATTGACTAACATAACCAGACAAACAGACGGATAGGAGAGTGACTTATGGCTATTGATTTTCCTAATTCTCCGTCCCTCAACCAAATTTATGATTATGACGGACGTTCCTGGCAGTGGAATGGTGTTGCTTGGAGAGCATATAGTGCTTCTTTTGGCCCAATAGGTCCTACTGGAGCAACCGGTGCAACTGGTGCCGCATCAACCGTAACTGGTCCAACTGGCTCTACTGGTGCCGCATCAACCGTAACTGGTCCAACTGGATTTACAGGGTCAACAGGCCCATCAGGTCCATCAAGTAATACAACATTTAGCTCTGCTTTTTCCCCTACTGGAAACTCTTTTGCTGATACAGGATTCTTAGCATCAGCTTTTGCTGTTGCTGAGTATATTGTCTATGTCAGTAATGCCAGTGGCAAGTATACGTCTAAAGTTATGCTAATTTGTGACGGATCTTCAACAGCAACAATTACCGAATATGCAATTCTTACTACAGGTACTGCTCCAACAGTTTCGCTAACTGCAGCTAACACGACCGGAACGGTAACTTTAACAGTTGCTTCCCTCAATGCTACTCAGATTAGATTAGTTAGAACTTTGGTGGCTACCTAATGGCTAATTTTGATGTAAAAGAAAGTATTGACACTAAATCGGTATCAACTGGTGTTCTTACTGCTGGCGATAATATTATGCCTAAAACCGGTGACATTATTTTGTATGCTGGACAAACCCCTCCTTCTGGATGGGTTCGTTGTGATGGGTCTAATGGAACTCCGAATATGATCGGTCTTTTTGCTGTAGGTGCCACTTCTTCGGGAAGTATTGGAGCTGGCTATGGAAGCAACTCTCATAATCACTCATATGCTTTTGGAAACCCTTCATATGGAAACTCCTCTTTTTCTCACGATGGGTATGGGGGCGCATCAATAAGCACTAACAATAGTCATTCAAGTCACTCACACAACCGAGGTACAAATGTGGGTACTGGTTCTTATGCTGGAACAACTTTTATCCAAGCTACAAACAATACTGGTACTAGTAAAGTTTTGCGTACTGGCCACACGCACAATGAAAACTTTAACATAAACACAAATAGTAGTGGTACTGGAGCAACTCATAATCATAATATTGGAGCGGGTAGTAGAGATAACAGCGAATCACACACTCATACAGTTTCTGGAGCTTCTGCATCAGGGAATGTGTCTGCTTCTGGTACATACAATGTTCCTTTTTTAATTCTTAATTACATAATGAAGTTGTAGACATGGCTGATTTAAAAGTTGACGGAGTTGTAGTAGATAAACTTGGCTTTATCCAGTCTTACCCTGTTGGAACAATTATTATGAAAGCAAATGCAACTATCCCTGATGGTTGGCTCTTATGCGATGGTAGACCTGTTCTTCAAGCAGACTACCCTGCTCTTTATGCGCATCTTGGTTCTACTTATGGAGCTACCGCGCCAAACTTTAATCTTCCACCTCTTGTAGTTAACGCCACGCACAATCCGTTACCAAGAATTCCAGTAGGAACTATTGTTTCTGAACCAACGTATCCATCATCATTTGGACATAACCACGGAACTACAACTTTTAACTTTCCTGCAAATGTTGCCTCAAACGCTTTCGGTCATTCACATAACCAAAATACTTACAGTACAAACGGTGAAGATGCGCAGACTCACACGCACACTGTATCTGGGGGAACTATTATTTCATTGTTTTCAAACACTACTACTGCCTTAAGAGTTTCTAGTACTGCTGCAACTCAATACTTAAATCAAAACCACGCACACAACGAAACAACAAACTACGGTTTAGGTAACAATAATGCTGCTGCCAATGTCCACGCGCATACTATAAATATACATGGATTTGAAAATAGTTCACATTCACATGGTGTTTCTTACGGTGGAAACACCGTTACAGGTACTTCAACTGATTACTACCCTGCAAGTATTGAACTATATTTTTTGATAAAAACTTAGGTTATGTAATGGCAGATTTTAAATCAGACAATGTAGATGCGCTTTCAACAAACGCTTACCTACCAACTGGTGCTGTCATAATGCTTGGCGGATCTTATTCCAAGTACTCGGATTCTTACTACACAAATTTAGGTCTTGTCCCTTGCGATGGCCGCAATTTAGATGGTAGCCCTGGCAGCATCTACTACAACCTATGGACTGTTATCGGAAATTTTTTTGGCGGCACTGGTCAAAATAGTTTTAATGTTCCATTGCTTACTGGAGTTAAAAGATCTGTCTTAGGAACAGATGTAGGAGCATCTACCTTAGGCCTCAGAGCAGATTCTGCGTCACACGGTCACTCGGCTACTCTAAACTACAACTCAAATAGCTCAGATGAAACTCATTCTCATGGCGGTAGTGTGGCTGTTGGCGGTATTATCAACTCAAACGGACATGAACATAATATAGGTGCTTTTACGTTTAGTATTGGTACAAATACAACCGCTACAAATACCTCGAATGCTGGTTCAGGTAGTCAAAGTGCTTTAGTCCCAGGCAACCACACCCACCGAGTAACCTTTAACGCCGCCAACACCCCTTCCAATGGTGCAAATGCACATTCACACGGTAATGCTGCTAGCGGTAACAGTGGAAACAACACTACTGTTACCACCCACGGACATGCAATAAGCTCCGTTACTGCCAACTTTCCTTCAAAAACTTTTACTGGCGAATCTGCAACTCCCTTACAAACTCCTTACGCGAATGTGCTATATTTTATAAGAATCTAGCGATCCGAGGACCTGTGAAAAATCAAAAAATTAAGTTTTACCCTAGTTCCAGTATGGAGGGAAAAATTTTTGATCCTCCAGTGCCAACTAAAACTTTAGTACCTAAGTGGTATAGAGATCAAGACACGCATCCTGAGGGTGTAAAATTTGTTATAAAAGATACTGGGAACATTGCTGTAACTGTAAAAGCATGTATGCCAGTTTTTGACATTATTACTGCTGGGTACACTGCTACGCTCCCAGGCGATGTTAACTTTGAAAAAATTGAAAATGGAGACTATGAAGTTTCTTGGACAGTTAATCATTTAAAACTTGTTGAAAGCCATGCCCTTGCTCAATATGACAAACTTAAAACTCCAGAAGAGTTTTTCCCTATTGCTTATAAATTTATTAATCCATGGATAATACAAACCCCGCCCGGATACTCTTGTCTTTTTATCCAACCATCGCTTCAGGACACGCTACCTTTTCAAATTATCCCAGCTATCGTTGACACAGATAAGCATCCTCAGCCAGTTAATTTTCCGTTTTTTATTAGAAAAGACTTTGAAGGAATTATTCCAACAGGAACCCCTATTGTTCAAATAATACCTTTTAAAAGAGATAATTGGGAGCATGAGTGTTTTACAGATACTAACCCAAAATTTCAGACTGAATGGGAAAAAGCAATGAGAAAAATTCGACATAGATATAAAGCATATTTTAGAACAGTAAAGAAGTGGGACTAGATTATGCAAGAACACGAACATACACATGAACATAATGAAAGTTGTTTGTTTCAAAAAAATAACTACTTTAATGATAAATTTCAAGAATATATTACTATGTTTGATAGTTTAATAACTCCTGAAACTTTTGAAAGAATAAATATTTCTAAAGAAATAGACAGTATTAAAAGTAATGTGACAGAGGATGAATTAAAAATTCTTATTATATATGCTTCAATTAGAAAAATAATGAACAATCCTGCTGGCGCTGAGTTGATGGATGTTGCAGAATATGTTGCTGAGCAATTAGAAGAGGCTTCTCTAGAAAAACCACTTAGTACTGAATTTATTAACTCTATTTTTAATTTTAAAGTTATTTACACAGTGCTTTTCTCATTGTTAGATCTTGCGGAAAATGGCAAAAAGATGGGAGAAAAAATGTCAGCAGACTATAAAATGGGAGTTATAGACAGCATTGTTGCCTTAAGAAAGTATCAAAGTATTGCTGGCTTTGGTGATCTTACTTGGGAAAGAGATTACAACCCAGCTGCTGATAAAGATTTTTAACCTTAAAAATCTAATAATAACCCTTACGGAAACAGGATAAAATAGAACCACCACCTACCCTAAGGAAAATGATGGCTCAGACGAATTTTCGCGCTTCCGATATGTCGGGCGCTGCCAAGGTTGCACCAGCACCAAAAGCTGCAAAGAAAGCTCCTGCTCCAAAAAAAGCAGAAGCACCTGTAATTGAAGAAATTGTAGTCGAAGTACCTGCTGAAGAATCTGAGTAGTCATGCCGATTACCAGTATTGCTGGTGTATCTCAAGACGCTCTTAGCCTAAAAGTACTTCTAGATGAAGTACTACAAGTAATTGTTGACAGATACGCTCATCACGCTGTTACTTTGCCTACCCGTCAGTACTGGACTATGGGCCAAGAAGCAATTGACTGTGAGCAGTTAGTTTTATCTTTTCAGCAACTATATATTGGTCCGCCGGGAGACGAAGCAACATCTCCTCAGAGATGCAATTCCCCTCGTAGCGCTGTGTTCAAGGCAACTATTGCTCGAGAGATACCTACTGCAAACGGTAGAGGTCACGCTCCAACTGAAGATAAGATTCAAGAAGCAGCATATATCTCTGCTGTAGATGCTTGGGTGCTTCTAGATTGTGTCGCGTTTTTAGATCAGTGGGAAGTGACCGGAGCATTCGGTTTAGGAGTTATTGGAACTGTAGATGCTGAGTCTCCAGAGGGCGGTTTTCAGACAGTTACTGCGACCTTTACGATTGCAGTTCCATAATGGCTACTGTTTCCAAGCTAGAGAATATTACTTTCTATAAAGCTCAGACTGACTTTTTATTGAACAACCCTGCTGGTCCTGTTGGTAGAAGTTTGGCTCGTAGAGGTCAAAAAGTGCTTGCTGCGGCTCGCGGGCAAGTCGGTGTAGATACTGGAAACTTAAAAAAATCTCTAAGAATGACTCACGAAAGAAGCGCTCGGGGGCAGTTTGTTCGAGTCGGATCTAAGCTAAACCATGCCCTAGTTCACCATCAAGGTAGTCGTCCTCACATGATTACCCCTAGACGATCGCAAGTTATGGTTTTTAATAAGGGGACACAGGTAATTTATGCAACTTCTGTGCGACACCCTGGAACTAAGCCAAATAGGTATCTCACAGATAATCTATACTTAGCATTAAAGGATTGACGCACTAAAAAACTACAAAGACAAAGGAAAAAACATGTCGCGATTTAAAGACTTTGGAGCACCAAATACTGGTGTTAAACAAGAAAAACTTTCATTCAAAATCTATGATGAAGATTTTGAGTGCATTCCCGTACTTCCAGGAAAAACACTTTTAAGTTTTGCAGAATTAAGCTCGTCAGAAGACGGCGCTGAGTCAGCAAAAGCAATCAATGTTTTCTTTAAAAAGGTATTAACTGAAGAAAGTTATGCTCGTTTTGATGCTCTAACTGAAGATCCTAATCGATTAGTTACAGTTGAAACTTTAGCTGAGATTGTTAACTGGATTATCGAGGCGTACACAGACCGCCCCACGCAGGGGTCAGAGGTCTCCTCGACTGGGGAATAGACCTTTGGCCCTACATTAACGGTAAATGTTTGATGGCTGGAATCAGACTGGAAGAGTTGGAAACTAGAGATATGCTAGATGTATTGCACTACCTCTTTGAAGACGACTTGTCTGTTTACTCTGCTGAGCAATTTGAATCAAAAAATAAAATAAGAAAATCTGTTTACCCTACATTGCTTGGAAAACCTTATAAATACGCCCCCAAAGAAACTAACAACTATGATTATGGCTTAGAAGATCTTGATGACCCTCTAGAACCATTCAACCCTAATCAAAAAATTAGTCGAGAAGTCAAACCTTATATGCCTCCTACTAATTTTAACCCTGATGCGCAAAATCCATTTGGTGGCGCCCTCAGAGAAGCTCCTCTTGGGTAGGTGATTTAAGTGGCTGTAATTGGTGAAGCTCATATAGTTATTAGAGCAATAACAACTGGTTTTGAGAGAGATGCTAAAAAAGCTCTAAGATCTGTCAACACTTCTGGGGGCTCTGGTGGCGGAAATGCTTTTTCAAAACTTGGAAATGATGCAGAAAACGCTCGATTAAAATTTAATAAATTAACTAAAACTGGCTATGCGTTAGCTCCAGCTATTGCTGGAACTGTTGGCGCGGTTGGCGATTTAGCTATGGGGCTATTCGCTGTGGGTTCTGCAGTCGGTGCCGCTGCCCCTGCTCTTGCTGTGTTGCCTGGAATTCTAAGTGCTGTAGCTCAGGCAGGTGTTGCTGCAAAACTAGCTTTTGGCGGAGTTGGAAAAGCAGTTTCTGCTTTAATGAAACAAAAAACTGGTGCTGGTGCTGGCGGTGGCACTAATAACGATAACGCTGTGGCAGATGCTCGTAAGCGACTAGCCAGGGCTTATCAAACATCCGGAGAGCAAATAGCTGCGGCCAATGACAAGGTTCGCAAGGCACAAGAAAGATTAAATGAAGCTTTTAAAGAAGGCGCTGAATCGCTACAGCAACTTGGATTTGATGCCGAAGACGCTGTTATTTCTCAGGGGAAAGCAGCACTCGAGTTAGAGAGAGCTAGAGAAACTCTTGCTAGAGCATCTGGTGCTGGTGTCAATAGCCGTGCATATCGAGAAGCAGAGTTAAATTTCAAGCAAGCAGAGCTTGACAATAGGAAAGCAATTGACAGAGTAAATGACTTAACTGTTGAGCAAGAATATGCTGCTAAAACTGGTATTAACGGAACCAAACAAGTAATAGACGCTACAAATGATCTAGCAGAAGCAGAAGCAGATCGTGCTAAAACTCAAAGAGACAATGCTCAAGACATTGCAGATGCTCAAGAAGCTTTAACAAGGACTCTTAGTTCTGCGGGAGGCAGTATTAGTAGCAGTTCTGATGCTCTTGCTGGACTTTCACAAGAGGCTAAAGATTTTGCTCAGTTTATTGTTGATCTACAGCCAAAAATTCAAGAACTTAGAGCAGCCGCTGGACGGTACTTATTTCCTCTACTTGAATCATCTATTCAAACTTTAGTCGATAAATTATTCCCTAGACTTATTCCAGCACTAGAACTTACTGGCCGAGCGCTAGGCGAGGTTGCAAAAGATTTTGCTGACACTATAACTTCTGCTGACAACATGAAAAGAATTGACAGCATTCTTCAAAATAATGTTGGAGTTATCAAAAACTTAGGCGGAGCAGGTGTAAATCTTGCTGAAGCATTTTTAATTATTTTAGAGGCTGCTGGACCACTAATCACCAAATTCAGTGAATGGGTAAAGTTAACAACTGAAGGTTGGACAGAAACTCTCAAGGCAAAAGATGCTACTGGCGAACTTGGAACTATGTTCGACACGGCTGGTGAAAAAGCAGCCACTATTGGCGGGGTTCTAAAAACAACTTTTGGTGCTTTCTTTGAGCTCGGTAAGGGAGCCGAAAAAGCTGGTATGAAGATTATTACGGCTTTTGGTGGCGCCATGGAAAAACTTAAGGCGTTTGCTCAAGCTGGAAACACTGATGGAATGTTTAGTGAAGGTGAACGCGGAGCAAGTTCTTTAGAAACTAAATTTGACG